CAACCATAATTTGGATAAGCTGAGTCCGGAGAGACAGGCGCACTTCCGTCAGATATTGCTCGAGTTACAGAAGCGCAAGACAGGTGAGGCGGCGCAGGTACACTTTTTAGACTTTGTGAAACAGATATGGCCCGGGTTTATTGGCGGTAAGCATCACAAGATCATGGCTGAGAAGTTTGAGGCGGTAGCCCGGGGTGAGATTAAACGGTTGGCGATCAGTCTACCACCACGACATACGAAATCAGAGTTTGCGTCATACCTATTGCCGGCGTGGTTCCTTGGTAATTACCCGGCTAAGAAGATCATGCAGGCGTCACATACCACAGAGATGGCGGTTGGCTTCGGTCGTAAGGTACGTAACCTCGTGGACTCCGCAGCCTATAAAAGCATATTTCGCGACGTTGAGTTGCAGGCTGACTCGAAAGCAGCCGGGCGCTGGGGTACGAATAAAGGTGGTGTGTATAACGCGCTAGGTGTTGGGTCAGGTGCAGCTGGTATGGGTGCAGATATATTCGTGATCGATGACCCACATAATGAGCAGGATATTATTAACGGTAACACCGACGCATTCGACAAGGCATGGGATTGGTACATGTCAGGTCCACGTCAGCGGTTGCAGCCGGGCGGTGGGATTATTGTGGTCCACACACGCTGGAGTAAGAAAGACTTGATCGGGCGCCTGCTCGAGTATAGCGCTAAGAACCCGGACGCTGATCAGTGGGAGTATATTGAGTTTCCGGCGGTGTTTGATGAAGGTACAGACCAAGAGCGGTCGTTGTGGCCAGAGTTCTGGCCGTTGCCTGAGCTACAGAAAATCAGAAACACTATTGCGCCGTACCTGTGGAACGCACAGTACATGCAGACTCCGACGACCGAAGAAGGTGCGCTGATCAAGAAAGAGTGGTGGAAGGATTGGGACCATGAGGACCCACCTGACTGTGAGTACACAATACTGTCACTGGATGCTGCGCAGGAAGCTCATAACCGGGCCGACTTTTCTGCGATCACTATGTGGGGTGTTTTCTATATGACCAGTGAAGATACTGGACTGAAAGTTGCCAACGTAATATTGCTGAACGCATGGAAGGCGCGTATGGAGTTCCCAGAACTGAAGAAGGCAATGTTGGACGAGTATAAAGAGTGGGAGCCAGACGCGTTTATTGTGGAAAAGAAATCTGCCGGCGCAGCGTTGTACCAAGAGTTTAGGTCTATGGGTATCCCGGTTTCAGAGTTCACACCGTCTAAAGGTAATGATAAGATCGCCCGGGTTAATGCTATTACTGATATGTTCTCATCAGGAATGATCTGGGCGCCAAAAGGCCACAGATGGGCTGAAGAAGTTATGCAAGAGTTGTCAGACTTTCCTAACGGCGAGCACGATGACTATGTTGACTCAACCAGCCAAGCGCTGATGCGTATTCGTAAAGGCGGCTTTATCCGACTGCCGTCTGACTATGAAGATGAAGATCCAGATTTTAGAAGTCCGTCACGTAAAAGGTATTACTCACTATGATTAAGGTTAAAGACAGCATATTTGACAGTAAGAAGTTGGATGCGGCATTAGCACATATCAACACTGCCAATTGGAGCTACGGTTGGCCAAGCAATACAGATATGCCTTACGGTCACTGGAACGCTGACTTTACGCAGACTACCAAGAATAATCCTACAGACGTGTCATCACGGATCCCGGCTGCGCTCCTCCCAATTTGGGAGCAAGTCAATAATGAGTTCTTTGGCGGGCAGGCTAGACTTGTGCGTTGTTACGCTAACCGTCATACGTTTGGTACAGAAGGTTATATTCATACAGATACAGAACGTAAAGAAGATCAGACATGCGTGATCTACATGGACAAAGTATGGGAGCCTGACTGGGGCGGTGAGACTGCGTTTTACGATAAAGAAGTCACAGAAATAGTAAAGGCTACTTTACCTAAATTTGGACGAACTGTAGTATTTGCGGGGGATATCCCGCATTGCGCTAAACCGGTATCGCGGATTTGTCCAAAAGTACGAACAACATTGATGTTTAAGGTTACAATAGACCCAAAAGCGGTGTATCAGTCCGAGGAATTACTGACGGATTTTCTGACAGAAATAGGCGCTAATGCGTTACCACATAAACGTGGGTCGCTTGCTGACCACTTGATTCGAACGTACCATATACTGAAATCAGTTGGTGCCGGAGATATTTTGGCGTTAGCCGGCGGGTTGCATTCGGTCTATGGGACAAGTACGTTTAAGTATAATTTACTTGCCGACGGTAATAAGATGGTGGCCTCACGCTTTGGGCCAGAAGTAGATCGGATTGTAAGATTATTTTGCACACAGAATCGCCCCAGTAGTCTGGAAACTCCGGACGGAACGCTGGATGATTTGGATTTGTTTCTCTTACGCTGCATAGAATGTGCTAATTTACATGATCAGAATGAGCTAAACCCTAAGGTGTATCCGAACCTACATATGTTCGCGACGCAGTTTAGTAACTACAAAGGATAATATATGGCAACAAACATTGATAAAGGCGCATATTCCGCACCTAAAGGGTTGGAAGAACTTGCAGCTGAGCTTGGACAACCTGATATCGAGATCGAAATTGAAGATCCGGAAGCAGTTACTATCGGTATGGACGGTTTAGAGATCGAAATTGAACCTGAAGAAGGCAATGATGATGAGTTTAATGAAAACTTAGCTGAAGTTATTGACGATAGCATACTTGCAACGCTCTCAGCGGACCTACTTGGCGATTATCAGGCGGATAGTGACTCGAGAAAAGACTGGTTAGACACCTATGTCGACGGTATTGAGCTGCTAGGCCTTAAAGTTGAAGAGCAAACCGAGCCATGGCCCGGTGCATGTAACGTTTATCACCCATTATTGGCAGAAGCATTGGTTAAATTCCAGTCTGAGACCATGATGGAGACGTTTCCTGCCGCTGGACCAGTAAAAACCCAGATAATCGGCAAACAAACGCCGGAAAAGACCGAGGCTGCGTCACGCGTTAAAGACGATATGAACTATCAACTGACCGAGGCAATGCCAGAGTATAGGCCAGAACACGAACGCATGCTGTGGGGCCTAGGATTAAGCGGAAACGCGTTTAAAAAGGTCTATTACGACCCATCACTGCAACGTCAGGCGGCAATTTTTATCACTGCTGAGGACATAGTAGTGCCATATGGTGCCACCAGTCTACAAACCGCACAGCGCGTAACGCATATCATGCGCAAAACCAAAAACGAGCTTAAGAAATTACAGGTCGCAGGGTTTTATCGTGATGTTGACCTAGGTGAACCGTCACACACTATCGAAGAAGTAGAGAAAAAGATCGCAGAGAAGATGGGCTTCAATGCGAGCATGGATGATCGATACAAACTGCTGGAAATGCATGTCGATATTGATTTATATAGCTACGACTTCAAAGAGAAGTTTGCGGACGACAACGGTATTGCTTTACCTTACGTAGTTACAATGGACCGAGGCACTGGTGAGGTATTATCAATTCGCCGTAACTGGGATCCAGAGGATGAAACTAAGCAAAAACGTCAACACTTCGTACACTACGGATATGTACCGGGCTTTGGCTTCTACTGTTTTGGTTTAGTCCATTTAATCGGCGCGGCCACTAAGTCTGGCACGATGCTGATGCGTCAGTTGGTTGATGCCGGCACATTATCTAATCTACCGGGCGGATTCAAGGCCAAAGGCCTACGTGTTAAGGGTGATGACACTCCGATTGCTCCAGCAGAGTGGCGTGATGTAGACGTTCCAAGTGGTACCATCCGTGACAACATCATGGCGCTCCCATATAAAGAGCCAAGCCAAGTACTTCAGTCATTGATGAACCAAATTATCCAAGAAGGCAAGGCATTTGCTAACGCTGCGGATATGCAAGTATCAGATATGTCAGCTAACTCACCAGTAGGCACTACGCTGGCAATTTTGGAACGTACACTGAAGATTATGTCAGCGGTACAAGCGCGTATTCACTATTCAATGCGCCAAGAGTTCAAACTGATCAAAACAATTATCCGTGACTACACTGATGACGAGTACACATACGAGCCAGAAGATGGCCGTCCACAAGCTAAACGTAGTGATTATGATCTGGTAGAAGTTATCCCTGTGTCTGACCCTAACGCTGCAACTATGGCGCAGAAAGTTGTGCAGTACCAAGCCGTAATGCAGATGGCGCAGCAAAGCCCACAGATTTATGACTTAGTTGAGCTGAACCGTCAGATGTTGGAAGTATTAGGTATTAAGAATATCGGCAAGCTCGTACCATCTGCTACCGACCATAAGCCTAAAGATCCAGTTACTGAAAACATGGCAATCATTAACGGTAAGCCAGTCAAAGCATTCCAACTCAACATCGTTATCGATTTTCTTGTCTTTCAGCTGAACTTCTTGGCCTTTCAGTGCAAGCTCTTGCTGCTGCATTTGGATCAACGGATCTTGTTGCTGTTGCTGAGCTTGTAATTCTTGCATAGCTGCTAATCTCCCTTTTTCAAAAGCTTTTTGTTTTTCCCGTTTAACGACATCAGCAACTTGAATCCTATTGAACACAGGTGCTTGCAAATCGTCATCAGGAGCAACTTCTTGCTCTTTTGCTTCAGGATTAGTGATTTCAGTATCAACAATATTCTCTACTTCTTCCATTTAAAACCCTCTTTTGACTTTCTGTCGGTGTCACCGTGATTCAATACATGTCGCTGTAAGGTTGCGCCCAGGATGCCTAT